AAACCGTCAATTCCGGTAGGTTGAGACGGGGCTCGTTCATCGCGGCTGGTGGCCCGGCAAGGTTGACGAACAGGTAACTCCATGGCGATTAGTGCGGTTCAATGCGTGCTTGGGTCAAGCCCTGCCGCGGTCTGCAACACGTTCTGATCGATGAATATTCTACTCTTAGGTTCGGGCGGGCGAGAGCACGCTCTGGCTTGGAAAATGGCGGATAGTCCGCTGACCGAGCGGCTTTATTGCGCTCCGGGCAATGCCGGCATTGCCCAACAGGCGCAATGTGTATCGCTCGATTTGACCGACCATACCGCCATCGTCGCTTTTTGCCGCGAGCACCGAATCGACCTGGTCGTGGTCGGACCCGAAGCGCCACTCTGTGCGGGTATTGTCGACGATCTTGAGTCCGCTGGCGTCAAGGCATTCGGGCCAAGCCGCGCCGCTGCGCAGCTCGAAAGGTCCAAGGGTTTCACCAAGGATCTTTGCCGCGCCAACGGCATCCCCACCGCGGCGTATGAGCGCTTCAAGCACGCTCCCGCCGCCAAGGCCTATATCCGCTCTCACGGCGCGCCGATCGTCGTGAAGGCTGACGGGCTTGCCGCCGGCAAAGGCGTGATCGTGGCGCAGAGCGAGGCGGAAGCCGAGGCGGCAGTCGACATGATGTTCGGCGGCGGTTTGGGCGAAGCGGGCGGCGAGGTCGTCATCGAAGAGTTTCTCGATGGCGAGGAAGCCTCGTTCTTCGCGCTGTGCGATGGCGAAACCGCGATCCCGCTAGCGACCGCACAGGATCACAAGCGCGCCTTCGACGGCGACAAAGGGCCCAATACCGGCGGCATGGGCGCCTATTCGCCCGCACCCAATATCGATGCCGAAATGAGCGACCGGATCATGAACGACATCATCGCGCCGACCATGCGGGCGACGAAGGCCATAGGCACGCCGTACAAAGGCGTGCTCTATGCCGGGCTGATGATCACGCGGCACGGCCCGAAGCTCATCGAATACAATGCCCGCTTTGGCGACCCGGAAACGCAAGTGCTGATGCCACGGCTTATGTCAGATCTGGTGCCGGCTTTGTTGGCAAGCCGCGACGGCGTGTTGAAATCATTCGACTTGCGCTGGTACGAGACGCCGGCTCTGACCGTGGTGATGGCAGCCAGGGGCTATCCGGGACATTATGCTCGCGGCACCGTCATCGAGGGCCTCGATGAAGCGGCCGCGGTCGAAGGCGTGCAAATCTTCCATGCCGGCACCAAAGCCGAGGGCGGCCGCATTCTCGCCAATGGCGGCCGCGTGCTTAACGTCTCGGCGACGGGAAAGACGGTGCGCAAAGCGCAGGCGCGCGCCTATGCGGCGATCGCGCGCATTCGCTGGCCCGAAGGTTTTTACCGGCGCGACATCGGCTGGCGCGCCGTGGAACGGGAGACCAGCGCCTGATGCCCGATCTCGCAGATCTCTTTCCCGGCCATGAGTCGCGCTGGATCGAAACCTCCGGCGGACGCATTTTCGCCCGTTTCAGCGATAGCGGCGGCCCGCCGCTCCTGCTCCTTCACGGCCATCCTCAGAGCAACGTGAGTGGCATGACACAGGCTTACCGCGCTGCGGGCCAATCTTCCTGCAACAACAAAAACTTACAAAAACGCTGCTTCCCAAAAAGCCGGCGGGGGAAGCACATGGGAAGCACAGCTATTGCCGTAGGAAATAGACCCGCCCTTCGACCGGCATGAAGTTGACGACGGACTGGTGCTGCGCCGCGAACGACTCGATGTTTCTTCTGCCGTCCTTATCCATTTCTCCGAACGCGTATTGTGCGCCCTTAGTCGAGAACAAGGCGCCCGCCTCAGGAAACGTGATCCATCCCCGCTCGTCCGGCGGTAACGCGGACAAGGAGCGGACAAGCGCAGCCTCGGTTGTTCCGTCGAGCTTCATGGCATCCGGCGGAGCGACAGCGTCTGCCCCAAATAGCCAACCTCATTATTCCCATTGTGGAAGCCTCCTGCGGGCCCCACTAGGTTATCATTGAATGCCCTCCCCTCGCCGCTTCCCATAGCCCTGGTCGATCGAAGAAGGCGAAACGTATTTCGTCGTGAAGGACAGCGACGGCCAGGCGCTTGCGTATGTCTATCGAGGACAGGCCCAGCCGCCGATTTCAACTAGGTGTAGCTTTTGGAACACAGCCTTTCGTCGTCCAAGTCGGTAAGCTCACTAACGAAACCGATTAGGATGCTGGAGATAATCCCAATGAGGCGGCTTCTTTTCGTGGCAATGGCCTCGATGATTGCCGGAAGCCGCGCATGGGCGGCCGATCTTCCCGTGCCGGCTCCTGCCTATTACCCCGCCGTGCCCGCGGTCTACGATTGGGGCGGGGGATATATCGGTATCAACGGCGGCTACGGGTTCGGCCAAAGCCAATGGAGCGATGCGCTCAATCCGAATAGTTCAACCGGGAACTTCAACGTCAGCGGCGGCCTGGTCGGCGGGACAATCGGTGTTAGCGGCCAGTGGGGCGCATGGGTGTTCGGCGTCGAAGGCGATTTTGATTGGCAAAATATCAGCGGCACAAGCGCCAGTACTTTTTGCACCAGCCTCATTATTTCGACCACCGCCGCCGGTTTGAGCTGCAAGACCGAAAGCAACTGGCTGGGAACGATCCGTGCGCGCTTCGGCTACGCGTGGGACCGCGTTCTCTTCTACGGGACTGCCGGTGGCGCCGGCGCGAATTTGCAGACCGCGTTGAACGGCCTGCCAGTGCAGAATAGGGCTGAATTCGGCTGGACAGCCGGCGCCGGATTGGAATGGGCGTTCGCCGACAACTGGACAGTCAAATTCGAATATCTCTTTGTCGACCTGACTGGGAATTCATCCTGCAATCACGGATATAGTTGCGGCTCTGAATTGGTCGCCGGTACGCTGGTCGGCGCGAATAATGCCGTAAAATTTAACGAGAACATCGTTCGTGTCGGCGTGAACTTTAAGTATGGACATTAGCTGCTGCGCGAAGAGGCGGCACAAATGAAATCAAAAGGCACAGCTTCTGTCGTCAAGTTCGGTCGCCCGGGCACCATATTTGATGAGGAAGATGTCATCCGCCTGCTGCAGGTCGCAATTGAAAAAGATGGCAGTCAATCTGCTTGGGCGCGGCGATGTAGAATTGAGCGCCCTAGCGTCAACGCCATGCTATCCGGCAGAATACCTGTAAGTAGGACCGTTGCAGACGCTCTTGGGCTGCGACGAGTGTACACCGTAAAATGACAGCGCGATTTTCTGGTTGAGCCGCACAACGACCAGCAGCTTGCCTATGTGCACTTCGGCAATCCGCGCGCAGCAGCCAAGCCACTCACCCGCGATGAGGCGCAGCGGATTGCGGCGAATATCGCCAAGCTGCCGGAGCTATTGCGGAAGTAGCGAAGCGCTAGTCAAAGAAGCGAAAGGCTTGGGGCGTTGATATGCGGCCGTTCATTCCAATTCGATGAGATCCAAACTGTCCCGCAGCACCCTCACCATATCTTGCGATCTCAAATAAAGTTCGCGCACTGTAGTCTCATAGTGCGCTCTCACATCCGCAGGGCAATAAACTCCGCCTTCGAGTCGACTAAGCAGCACCTCAACATGCGCCAGCGCATCCTTGGGTACAGCCTTGAGCGGCGGCTGCTTGGGCCACCGATGCAGAATAGTCGCGCCCTCGCGGTCCCTGAATTCTCGAACTTCGTTGAGCAGCGAAATCTTCGGCTCTGGCTCGGCAATATCGTGAGGCCAATATTTTTTGTCCTGCATTGCGCTAGCGCCAGAAATCCCAATCGCGCTTGGAGCGGTGAAAGCTGGGAGTTTGGCTGTGCCTTTCCATGAAGCCGCCGACGAAATAAATCTCGTCGAATTCTTCCTCGAAGTCGCGCTTGGCCTGCCACCATCGATCGAGCGCCATTTGCGCTTTGACGCGCGGGTCGTCCAGCTCGGCGTATTCCTGCTGCAGACGTTTCGCGTAATTCTTGCGGGCTTGGTCGGGGTCGTCGGTCATGGTTTGCCCTTGGCCTTCGATTGGTCAGCCTGCTCTGTGAGTTTGGCGTGCAGCGCCTCGAGCCGCTCCGCCGACTTCAGCAGCGCCTGCTCTTTAGCTTTTTGCTCAATCAACTCACGCCGGTCTTTCAGATCTTGTGCGTCCATCAATCTGTCGGCTTGGGCAACGCCGGGAGGCGGTCCGAGCGGCGCTGAGTGCGCCCAGCCGGTGCCGCCGCCAGGAACACCGCCGCGACGCTCCGGCATCCGTTGGCGAAGACGGCGCCATTGGACTCGGACCTGTCGGCGCCCTGGCGGAGTTAACGACCCCTCTCACGTCACGATCAGAAAGGACGTTCCAGTCGCGGATGACGGAGGGCGGGGTAGCGCAGTTCATGCGGCGCTCTCGCATTTGATGCATTTGGTCCATCCATTCGCGATTTTCCCGCTCCATCTCCTCCCAACTCTTCTGGGGCTTGGGTTGAGCCGCTTTGAGCGCCTCGACCTCGCTCTCTAGCTGAGCGATCTCATCCGCCCGCTTGTCTGCTTTGGTCATCGGCCGGCGTCCTTATCTGGAAGCGTACCGGGCTGGATTTTGTGACCGGCATCGTGAATGTTTGTAAACGTCCGTGTCGGCCCTTCGCCTTTCTGAATCACATGGTCGGCACTCGGATCGCCGGAGTTGCGCAATCTTGAAGTGACGCGTGACGCGGCATCAGGTCCGGCCGGATGCGACTTGTCGTATTTAGTCTCAACCATGATCGTTCTCCTTTACTTCTTTGCTGGCCAACCAGGAAACAGTTCGCCACTCGGTCGTGGATTGCCGGGTGCTGGTTGCCCGTGCAAACCTTGGGACCCGGACTGGCCGTAAAGTGTCCTGCCGGTGCCACAACCGCCGCCACCGACATCGAGGGCTTTTGCATTTCCGAATGGCGCGAACCGAGCGTTGCGCTCGGGGTTATGGAGTCTCTCGCCGGTGTATCCGGTCGTTCCTTTGACGTGGGTCGCTTTGTTGCCCCACGCATTTCCAATTTGGGCAACGCCGGCTGGCCGCGCTGACTTCGAGCCTTGGCCAGTTCTGATGCGAGGCTCGACATTTTTGTTCATGCCGATTCCGCCGCCACTTCCGGTTCCACTACGTCTCATTGCTAGTCTCCGTGTTTGTTCGGTTGCACTGCTTGCGGGACTTGCCCGTCCCGGTCTGTTATTTGTTTGTTTGATCTCGACCGCTGCCCCACGCGCGTGCATTCGCTGCAACCCAGGCCTCACGCCACCGATTGGGCTGCGGCCGCAGCTGCGGTGCCAAGCTTGGCCACATCGCCGAGGCGACAGAGTCGGGTGTGCGTCGCCGCTCCACTTCGTTCGGCGTGCCGGCGGGGAGATGCGACCAGATGCTCGCCGCCGCCGATCTGGGAATTTGCTGCGCCATTAGTCGCTCCGACTTTTTGTTTGATCCTGGCGAGAAGGAGACGACCCAGCCCGCTCAGACATCGGGCCACCGTAGGGTTGCTGGACCAAACTGCCACCTGATGGAGCGTTGGCTGGGTCGTCAGTCACGACCGGCGGAGATACAGGTGAGACGCCAGTCGGGGACTCAGGTTCGGGCATGGCGTCGATGCGATAGCCAAGCGGCGGTTCGTCAGGAACCGGATCGCTGCGCCAGGGACTATTTTCAGGAAGCGGCGGACAGGGATTCGGAGTCGTGCCAACGACTGTCGCGGCGCCCTCGGAAGAAAAGCGTCCGCCCATCTCCGGTGAATAGTGATCGATGTAGGAGCTGGTGTCGCCGTTGCGAGATTGATTGCGGACGCGCTCGTCATTGCGCAGGACGCGGCGGCGTTCGGCTTGGGACTCGGGATCGTCGGTGGTCATCACAGCACCTCACAGCAAGCGCAGCAGCAGGCCCCTGCGGTGTGGTGCGGCAGATGAAGCTGGATCGATGATAGGCGGTGGCCAGTGTCAATCGGTCCAGCACAGTCCAGCGATCAGATTCTAGCAAAGACCGCAGGAGACGTCTTGGAAAAGTGCAAAAAATTTTCGTGAAGAGGAGTTTGGGGAAATCCCTGTTGGCCCAAACGCGCAACTGTTTGGCGCGAACCGGCAAGACAGAACCCACTACAGTTTTCCTATCCTGTGCGGAGATGCACATACGGAGCTTGCTAAGTTCAACTGTAGGTACTGCGACGCCCCCGTAGAGGCGGACGCAGGAGTCTGTCATTGCTGTGGGGTGGCGTATCCGACGTCGCAGCTCCGCGCGGTCCTGTTGAACCCGTTTGCAATTGCGTTTTGCATCGTCGCGGTACTGTTCTTCATCACATTCTGGTTTTGGCAGGACTTTTAGGAATCTGGCCAATGCCGAGTAAGCGCTGGATGGCCACGATCAAATACCGCGACGGGACTAAATCCCTCTTCATCGAGTTCGAGAAGATTACGGACTTGCACGACAGCGTCGAGAGGGACCCGAATCGGAATTCGATCGAGCATATCATCGTCACGCTCAACCGCCCGTTCACCAATCACCGCTCGTTCACCAATCCTGGAAAATCATAAAAATTTTGCGCGGGACGGCCATTCGGCGGGACAGCCGAATTCAGAGCAATCCCAGCTGGGCGAGCAGGGTCGTTGTGTAGCCCCAAAGGAGAAAAGCGACCAGGGCGAGCACGATGATCTTCCCAATCATGCTGCCGATGCGCTCCTCGGCCGATTGTTCTTGCTGCTGTTCTTGCTGCTCAGTGCTCATGGTCGAACTATGCAACAAGTCAGCCCAAGCTGTCATGCTGGACGCTTTAGGAATCTGCAAAAATTTTGCGCGGGGATATAGTCCAAGTCGGCGGTCACGAGTTTTGGGGGCCACCCCGTCGATGCCAGCCCAGGCTCAAAGGACTCTCGGCCTTCCTGGCTCTTTCAGTTCCCGCTCGAATTCCGCAATCGGGCTGTAATCCGACACGACGTTGCCAGTCCCCATGCGGTCATCATACTGCCGTGGAAACACAGGGCGAGCGAAACTGAGTGCCAATGCGTCGGCAATATCCGGCGACGCTAATCCGCGCCGCTTCATGTCGGATTTCTTCTCGAGCTGCAGTTCGCCCCGCAGGTTGTAGTCGTACTCGGGACCGATCAGCTGGTCCCGCAGTTCACTGTTGTTTGGAATCGCAAGATACTTAAGAGCATCCTTGAGATTCCCCCACATCTCAGAACGCCGCTGCGCATACTTGACCTGGTTGGTGGCGTTCAGCGCCTTTGAGCCGAATTGAATATCTTCAACGGGAAGGTTGTGGCGGTTAGCCAAATGATCGACCCCGGCGCCGCCGGCACCAGAACCGTCGATGAAGATAACATCAACAGTGTGCTCGGTGCAAAACTGCAGAATCCTATCCTCGAGCCGATCGGTGCCGGTCTTGCGGATTATGATCGGCGGTATCGACCGTGCATCCATGCCGCACCGGGGATAGATCACAGAAGCGTCATCACCGAACCGTGCCACGTCGACACCGACCACCAAAGGATCATTGGGCAATGATTGCGGTTCTCGCGTCATGGCCTGTTCAACCAAATCCGTGTCGATGAATTGCAATGCGCCGGCACTATGAAACTCGCCGCGCACACGGGTCATAAAGAAATAGGAATCTTCCTCGTGGTCTTCGGCCCACTCCTTGATTTGTTGCTTGTCTGAAATGCCGACAGTGCGAGCATCGATGTGCCATCGCTTCCAGCGATGTGCGAACTTGCCGAAGCACTCACGGAACGGACCGGTTGGGTGCAGCGGATTGCCGAACACCGCCCAGATGATTTCAGTATCGACGTCGGTCATCACCGGTTCAATGGTCCGCCAGATGATTCAGGGAATGACCGAAGCTTCATCCATAATGACGACGATGCGCTTGCCTTGGGTGTGCAGCCCGGCGAAGGCTTCGGGGCGATGTTCGTTCCACGGCAAGAGATCGATGCGCCAAACTTGTTGGGACTCGCTATCGGCATGAAGCAACGCGGTTGCCGTCAGTTCAAAGAACTCACGCGTTTTCCAGAGGTCATACCACTTCCGCAGCTCCGCCCGATTACGAGTCGCGAGTTGTGCTTCATTGCTCGCGGTTAGGATTCCGCGTGTATCTTCACGCGTGCTGATCGCCCACAGCAGAATCCAAGAAACGAGTGCGGTTTTGCCAACGCCGTGGCCCGATGCGACCGCGAGCCGCACTGCTTTGCCAAGCGGTAGTCCGTCCTTGATCGCTTGCAATATCTCACACTGCCACGGCTCGGGCGCTTTGCCTTTGAGTTCAGGGTTCTGCCAATCAAACGTGTTGAGGACAAACTGCAGCGGATCGCCGGCATAGGTTGCCAGCTCGTCCGCCAGTTCTATAAATTCAGCGTCCGTCATGCTCTGACACTACCCGAAAATTACTCCTGCGGAGAATCTTCTCTAGATGTCTGATCAGTTCTCCGGCTTCCTGGTTGATCTCTTTCGCGACCGACACAAACCACTTGAAGTTCTCAGGGGACAGTTCTCCGCGTTTGAAGCGCTGTCCGGCCTCCTCGAAGATGTCGTTCTCCTCATCCGGCCAATCTTCCGACGAAAGCCATTCTAGGAATTGTTTTAGATCGAACGGGAGTTCAAACGGCGGCACGGCGACGTGCCATTCATCGGGGTCCGGCTGTAGCAGCCGATAAGGCTTGCCCACACAGGCCGGCAACACCGTGCAGCGGAAGTTAGGGTCGCCGGGTGCCCATGTCAGACGCAGGATGACCGGCGTGCCGCGCTGCCGCCATTCGCGGAGCACTTCGCGCAATTCGTCTTCCTGGTCTTCGGTCAGGCAAATAAACCACTGTGGTGGTGAATCGTCGCAAAGCGGCGGGTAGTAACAGAATCCGCCGTCAGCCTCGCCGAGTATCAGCACGTGGTTTTGAGAAGACGTTCTGTGCACCGGCATAGCGAAGGTCCTAGCACCGCGATTTGCGGTAGAGCTCGGGTCGAAGTTTTTCGCGAGGAGTGCCGGTTACTGCTTCAACCTGAAGGATGCGGTGAGCCGGTACGCGCCGCCAAACTAAGATCGACTGCGCGCTCATCCCGAGTTCTTTGGCCAGAGCATTGAAACTACCAGCTGCGGCAACGGCCAGCCGCAGACCTTCATCTTGGATTTTTTCTGGCGGAGTTGCGCTCGGCATGGTTTGTCTCCTTTCCGAATGAAGCGGTGCCGCCTTGCGACGACACTGGGCATTAAGCCAGATCTAGTCTTCGGCCTGATCGCCGAGCCAATTCAAACAGACTGCTGCTTCATCTCCTGAGCTGCTTTATCAAGAGCGATGAGACAATCCCACGCCGCCAAGTTGTCCTCATCGAGAGCAATTTTGTTTACGGCCTCGATCAGCGGTCCGGCGTTTTTGATTTGCTTGATGAGTGCAGTCATTTCATCGATGGGGTTCATTTTTGGTTACTCCTCGCTTTGTTTGATGTGAAAAACGCGCCGCCTTTCGACGACGCGCCGCGCGTTAGTGATTCCGCTCCTGGGCGTCTTTCTCACACAGCGCCTGAGCGCTCTTTAAATCCGGTGCGTCACCGATCCACTCGGTCCTGTCCGTGGTGCGGTGGATTTCTTTCCGCCGCAACGGCCAGAGCGAAAAAAGTGAGGGGTGACAAAGCTCTACAACTTTCCGCCCTTTGCGCCCTTCTCGCCGTCTGGGTAAGACAAAAGCTTCGGGTTGACCGACCAGCGCCGCCGTGATCGTCCACCGGTCAGGGTAGTCACCGGGCGCATCCATCCGGCACGGACGAGGGAGGCGAGCAGCTCTTCGGTGGCGTCAGCATCAAGGCTGCGCGTCAGCGCAGTCCGGCGAATGTCTTCGCGTGAGACTTCAATCCGGTTGTTAGCCTGCACCCAGCGCAGCACCTTGCGGGCATTGGCGTGACGTTCGCTTAAGCCAATCAGGCGCAGTGATGACCGGGCGTGCGGCCAGAAATAGTCACGCACCAAACGCACAGCGGCATCAAGAAACTGTTTCTCAATCTTGTGAGGTTCAGCCACCACGATAGGCTGACCAGGAGTGCGCCGTGCCCAGGCGAGATAGGCAAGGGTACCGGCGAGGCGCAGCGCATGCGCCGGTGCCTTGGCCCACCACTTGGCTTCGCGGCCGTCGAGCGCTGCGCTTCCGGCATCGACCTCCTTGCGGAATTCCTCGAAGCTCGCCCGCGCTTCTGCCGACAGCGGCACCACTGTGACGATGAGATCGCCAGCATCATCGGCGGTCAGGTCAATCAGCCGGACCAGGGCGATCTTGAATTCGGTTTCGACTTCCGCGACAGCATCGGTCAGCGGTTGACAGGGCGCCTTCGCCGGCCAGCCGAACAAACAACGCGCATAAAGGCCGTCGGCGTCTCCCTTGAACGACCGCGCCAGTTTATCGGGCTGGAAACCGCCGGTGATGCCGATCAACAAATGCGGAATCGACAATGGCGGCGTCGACCGGATAGGGTTTGCCATTCCAGCTCTCGATCCAGAATTCCTTGTCGCTGCCGCCGCTGGCATATCGGGTCATGTTGAGGAATAGCGAGGCGAGTTCGTCACCGATCAGCAACAGCCCCGACGGCCGCGCCAACAACAGCATGGCGAGTTTTTGAATCGTGGCGTCGCCGACATAAAGCCGGGGTGAAATGAAATCGTCCGGCACATCGGCATCGCTCGGCATCGGCGGCGTCGCTTGGCCTTTTTTGTTGGCGGCCTCGACCGCTTCCTTCCAGGCCTTGAACTTTGCCTTGGCACGCGCGGCATTGGTTTCGTGTTGGCGCCGCAACTCGGCATTCTTGGTTTGGCGCTCGTGCTCGATCTCAGCCAGTGCCCGCTTGACGACATCGAGACCGGGAGTCTTGCCGGCGCCCGACGCACCGACAATCGCCGTCCAGCACGTGAACGGCTCGCTCCACGATTTTGATGCCTGAACGCGCCGTGCGGTGCCGATCAAGGATGACGAGGCAGCAAATAGCGGCACCATCACATAATCGACCGCGCAACCGGCGCCATGGGCCGCAGTTGTCGACCATTGCTGCCACGATGGCGACAATACATCGAGCGGAAATGCTGGCAACTCGCCGCGGCGATCATCGAGAATGGAAATATCCGGGTCGTCCCAGCTGTGCGGCGATGACGGCACCGAAGCTGCGGCCGTAGCGCCAGAATTATTCTCGCGCTGCCATTTCTCATAACAGCGTGCGATCTCACGAGACAGACGCTTGCCGTATTTCGCAGCGATGCCGTCCGGATACCGGTTCAGCTCTTGCTCGATCTCTTGTTGTGAGAGCCCTTGACCGGCGAGACTCCAAACACAACGTGCGAAAGCTTCACTGCGCTGCCCTTCCGGGGCGCCGTGCTTGATGAGATCGTCAATATCATCGCCATCATCGCCACGATTGCCGGACTCGCCTTGCTGTCCGTCAGTCTTGCGGGTGCTGACATCATCATATTGAGCGACGAGATCATCGATCAGCCGATCGATGTTTGGCAACTCGGTACAATCGCTGAGCTCAAGACCGGAAACGGTGATGTAGCGGGTGGCGCGGCGGAAGATTTCGATACGGCCGCCGCCATCAAGATTAAAAGCCCGATGGACTTCCGGCCCGGTAGCAATGCCAATGATGCGCAGCCCGGTGCCTGAGACAGTAACTTCGCAATAAGCATTTCGGGCCATATCAAGAATTTTTCGCGCCCACGGCGCGAGCGCCGCGGTTTCTGAGTCGCGGCATTTATCAAGGTCGATAGCGGCGATGTCGGTGCCGGTTAATACAAATCCAACACCGTCTGCTTTACCAGCACGCACGGCGTTCACAGCGGTAGAGTGTGCGCCCCAGGTGTTAGGATCATTGCTGGTGGCGTGACGAGTTGGATCGACAGTGCAGAATGGCGGCTTGGTATAGCCGCGCTCATTGGGCTGCCAGCGCCAAGTGACCCAGTTGGCCATCGGGCACAACGGCGCTAACGCTATCGGCAGATCGGCAAGATCACCGTTGTAAGTTTTTGGCTGTGGCGGGCGAACGGATGGCATGGCGCAAATTCCACAAAGGCCGGGAAGGTCGCTTGCATCATCTGCAAGCGACCGGGACCGGAATTGTCAGAAGGTATCTTCGAGCCCGTCGTCCGGGTCGTCGTCGGACGACGGCTTATCGTTGCCGATAGTCTTGCGCGCCGGCACCGCCCTGACCCGAATGGCGTCGACGATGTCGCCTTTAAAGGGGACCTGTGCCGGCACCAACATGATGTCACAGCCGTCCCAGTCGCTGGTCTCATCGCCGAGAATGCGCGCAATCGAGCGTGCGTTGGTTTTGTTGAGGATCAGCTCTTTGCCGTCGGCGAACGACAGAATCACTTTCGATTCGCCAAAAACGTCTTCACGCGTAACGCCAGAGATGGTGACCCGCATGGGCTTGCCATCGGGATCAGCGTAGCGGAAGAAGCGGGAAGGATAGAGTTCATCGATACGCATTTGCTTTTCCTTTCGGTTCGGTTGGTGTTGGTGGCGTGGCATTCGCGCCGCCGCCGTCAGATCGCTTGCGACAGTGCGGCCCAAATTGCTTCGCTCCGATCAGATGGATGAACTCGACGCGGTCGTCCTCCGACCAGGTCTTGAACGCCTTCGCCAACGCGACAGGAGTAAAGCGTGAGTTGTGGGTTCCGAGGCGCTTGTCGATCATCGCCCTTGGTACCCGGCACAACCGCGCCGATCTGCGAGACCGTGGCGTTCACTATCGCCACCGCCTCGCCCTCGCAGAGGATGCGCAACGCGACCTCCAAGCGGGTTTGCAGTGACTTGCCGTTCGATTTGGCGAGAAAGTTTCCGGTCACCCTGTAAAGGGGCGGCGGGACTTCTGGCGCTTCGAGAATTTTAGTGTTATCGAGCATAGTGATGCTCTCCTGTGGCCTGACTCGGGAGGCTGTGACCGGAACCGCCAGGAACCGATCAATCTGAAATCGGCGGGTCAGATCCCGATTTCGAAACAGAGAAAGCCCAACGCTTTCGCGGCGGGCTTTTTTGTTTGGGCGCGATCTTCGATCTGAAGCATTCGGCGGATTGCTGCGGAGGGTCATGTCAGCGCCTCCGCGTTCGCGGCTAACAGATCGAGGGCGCAGCCGATCGGCGTGCTGGGACGATTTTGCGAATCTCTCAGCAGCGATTTGCGCAGAACATCGAGCGGCACGCCGTATTGAAGTGCGAGGCTGGCGAGAATTGCGGCGTCCTTAGCGCAGGCGTCGGCGTGGGAATCGGCGCGATGATTGCCGAGAAAGATTTCGCCGAGCCGACCGTCGTCGAACCACCAAGCGGTCGCGGTGTAGTGCAAGTCGGCACACACAAAGCCGAAGGTTAACGACGCGCGACGATTGGCGAGGCGCTCACGCACGGGGGCGGCTCCTCAACCTCGGAGCGACCAGGCAAGTCACGCCGTCAGGGCTGATGACTGCGGTCCAATCACGGCCCGCAATCAGTTCGCTCTCAATGACTCGGTGCGGGCCACAAATGCGGGTGTTCGACCCCATTTTTGCCGCGTGCAGGCCGTTGATGCCGTTCGACTTTTTTGGGGGCTCCGTCCCGTTCCCGGTGTAATGAACCAAGCCGCCCGAAAAACCGTCTGTACGGGCGTTTTCCGCGTACGCGTTCCGCTTACGACAGCGTGCCGAGCAGAACTTCTGCTGCGGGAAGCGCGTGGCACCACGCGGTCACACACCGGACATTTGACTGGTGTGTCCCGTCGCGCCGCTTGCGGATTGACTGGTGATGCTTTAATGGACCTCAACGCGACGCATCTTCCTTCGTTGTGGCCGCGATTGGCGTCGCGGTGATGGTTTCACGAACAGACAAAGAGCCGGGTCCTTGCGGCCCGGCTTTCTTTCTTACGCGTATTCTCCTGGAGCAGATCGCGCAGCTTCACGCCCTCACGCCGCGGGCTGACTTTGCGAATCAGATGCTGATAGTGACGCTTGAAGGTATCGGTCGAGATGCCCCTGATCTTAGCCGCTTCAGGGACGCTCACATGCTTTTCAAGATCGAGCGCCGACAGCTGCGGCAGTTTGCGGCCGGTCACCTCGGGGCGAATGCTGCTCATTTTGCCCTCTGCATTCAGACGCGGTCGTAAGCGTCCTTGTGCAGAGAACCGCTACGGCAATCGGATTTGATTTTCTAAGCCGCAAACACGCGTGCGTGTTTGCGTGTGGGCTAATCACGGCGTCCCATAACGCGGGCCAGCGTCTCGGGTGAGGCGAATTTCCAGCCTTCCCTTTTGTAAATCGCATCGACGCTTTTCAGGATAGCCGTCAGCGTCATGTCAACCGGAGGATGGCCTTCAGGCGGGTATTTTTCTTTGAGCGCTTTCCTGAGGCGACGACGCTGCCACCCCTCCACCTTCGATTCCTGCGGGGAGTCCCCGGCTGAAAGGCCGTCGTCGGCCTCGGCCTCGACTGGATCACCGGTTTTGTCCTCCAGCTGTTGATCTGGCGCAGTTTGAGCTGCGGGCGGGCGGGGCCAAATAGCCCGTACGTCACACCCTTCGGCTATTCGGTAGCGAAAGTCCCACGGCAAGCCTGCGACTTGCACAACCACTTCCACCCGGTCGTGACGATGATCAAAGTCTAAGATTAACTTGCTGCGGAAAAAGGAGGGATCCACAGGCTCTGGATTGTAAGATTTGCCGTCCGTTGGACTGCAAGGTTTGCCGTCAACATGCCTTTGGCGCGTCAGCCGCAATTGCCCGTCCCATATGCGTTCCTGCATCTCCCAGAGCGCGTCGTATTTTTCGTAGCCCAGCTCTTCGGTGAGGTAGGGAAGCAGGGCGTCGAGGTCTTTGATTGGTGTATGCTGGTTTACAGCCTCAGCCATGGCTCCACCATGGTTCGGGTTAGGACCGGCTCGGTGTTAACGCATCGAGTCGGTCCGTTGATTATAGACTAATTAAGCGCGCAGCGGCATGACGTTACTCGCCGGGCGGCCGTCAATAATCGCGGCGACGTGATCGGCCCAGCGCTGTAACGCTATGCGCATCGGTTCGGTGTAAGCGGCGCGATTATAAATTCCCGCGACGCCAGCCTTGTGACCGCTAAGGTGATTGAGCACCGCCTCAACAATGTGCGGTTGAATACCGATTTCACACATGCCGGTCGCGGCGCTTCGGCGGAGATCATGCAGCCGGAACGGCGGCATGTCGCCAAGCCGTTTGCGCAATGCTGTGGTGTATGCGCCCCACCGCTGGAATCCCTGACCACTCAACCCGAACACAAAATCACGATCAGGACGCCGCGGGATTGATTTCAGAATGTCGAGTGCCATGGGCGGCAGTGTCAGCACGTGTGCCTTACGGTTTTTCGACCGCTCGGCGGTGACAGTCAGGGTTCCTGCACTGAGATCGATTTCAGACCAGCGTAATGATCCGATTTCATCGCGACGGCAGCCGGTGAGAATCAGCAATTTAACGGCCCGGCCGAAATCGTGGTCGGCGCAAGCGCGCCACACAGCAGCAAGCTCACTGTCACTCAGAACTTTGTCACGGCTAGTGTCGATTCCCGCAAGCGGATCGTTGACCAGCGTAACGGGGTTTTGGCCAGTCTCGACCAGACCTTCCCTCAGTGCCCAAACGAACATCGTGCTTAATGTGGAACGTGCGCGTGCCGCAGCGGTGCGGCCAAACCGCTTCACGATTTCCCCTAATCGGGCCGCGATCTCCACGCGTTTAATTTCCGCCAGCGGCCGACTGGCAAGCGGACCAAAATGCACGTTGAGATTCCGCTCAGTGCTTTTGAACGTGCTCGGCCGCAGCGTGTCACGCTTGGCGTCTAGGTACCGACCGGCCACGTCGCCGAGGGTGAGTACCACGGCACTAGCCGCTTCGCGCTTAGCCCGTCGCTCGGCACCGGGATCATCACCCAGCTCGATCGCGGCAAACCGCTTACGGGCAATAATGCGGGCAGCCTCTAGCGTGACCTTGCGGTGGTCGCCAAGGGACTCGCGGCGCTGTCGTCGCCCTGCCCGGTATTGGATGACATAACTTTTATTTGGACCGCGTAGCCGGACACCGAAACCCGGCATAGCATCGTCCCACACAAAATGGTCGGACTTACCCGTTGGCAGCGTCAGCTTATCGACTTCGGCCCTAGTCAGTTTCATGGCTCACCCCTGTTGTCGCGTGGCGCGACGCTTTCATCACGTGGCGTTTTTGGAAGCACGGGGGCAGCAAATGAGTGCTTCCCAGTGCTTCCCAGTGCCCTCCTCTGCCATAATATGTGACGTGGCGCTTGTCAAGGAGTTCAAGGAAATCCGCGGAAAATGCTGATATACGCTTCCCAAAAACAGGGGCGTCACGTTCTGTGGCACCGCGTGGCGCCAACACTCGCGCAACGCTTCACGCTCGTGATCGCCGACCTGCCCGGTTACGGCTGGTCTGCGGCGCCGCCGGCGCAGCCCGACCATGCGCCCTACACCAAGCGCGCCATGGCCCAGGCCATGGTCGAAGCAATGGAGACGCTCGGTTTTGTCCGCTTCCGTCTGGCAGGTCATGACCGTGGCGGACGCGTCGGTTATCGGCTCGGGCTCGACCATCCCGGCCGGCCGGAGCAGCTTGCGGTGCTCGACATCGTCACCACCTGGGACATGTGGCACCGCATGGATGCGCGGCTTGCCTCGCGCGCCTGGCATTGGATGTTTCTGGCTCTGGCGGAGCCATTTCCCGAAAGACTGATTGCGCACGATCCGAAGTACTTTTTCGATTATCGCGCCGCCGCAGGCACGAAGGCGCAGAGCGTGGATTTCTTCGATGCGCTCGCGCTCGCGCATTATCATGCGGCCTACCAGGACCCGCAGCGGATCCACGCCATGTGCGAAGATTACCGCGCCGGGCGCACCAGCGATCTCGAACACGATGAGGCCGATCGCGCCGCTGGCAACGATCCAGCGCGACTCATAGCCGGGAAAGAGATCGGCGAGATCGGGCATCAGGCGCTGGTCTCCCGTTCCACGGCGCGCCAGCCGATGTCGCGCCGGTAAAAACCTTCGGGCCAGCGAATGCGCGCGATCGCCGCATAGGCGCGCGCCTGCGCTTTGCGCACCGTCTTTCCCGTCGTCGAGACGTTAAGCACGCGGCCGCCATTGGCGAGAATGCGGCCGCCCTCGGCTTTGGTGCCGGCATGGAAGATTTGCACGCCTTCGACCGCGGCCGCTTCATCGAGGCCCTCGATGACG